CATTACCTCTAATTACTGAAGACCCAGCAATTCCATAGGTTGCTTTCGCAACATTACCTGAAATAGCTCTTTCAATATTTTCTAAAACATCCAATTGTTTTTTCTGAATATCCTCTAAAGTTTTTGGAGCATTTTCCTGTTGTTCCCTTAATTTCTCCATTTCTTCTTGGGTAATATCACCTAATCTTTTGGTTTCAACTTCCCCTGTCTTGTCATTTTTTAATTGAACGGTATACTCACCTTCTTTATTCATGGTAGCCATATTGGCTAAGAATTGTTTGTCTTCTTCACTATCAAACTTTAGAGATGGATTAATGTTAGAAACTCTCCTATCTAAATCAGCGGCGGCTAAAGCAGATTTACTTAATGTACCTCCAGCCAAACCAGCTTCTTTTTCCATCTCTCTTAAAATTAAAACACCCTGTGGATTAATTTTAAAAGTTTTAGTTTTTTCGTCAAAAACAGTATATTTTTCACCAACTCTAGCTAAACTGTTTTGTAATCCTGTAGGGTCATTTATTGACTCATTCATTAATGCAAAAGGGTCAGTTAAATTACCAACAGACACCCCTAACCTTTGAAACGCCGCCGCCATATTAATAGCACCTTCAGGGTCAAGTACTTTATCCGCAAACGCAAAAGTTTGCTTCATATCAAATTTTAACATTGACGCTTGTGCCGCCATTTTTGCTAACCCTTGAACTCCGCCGTCAAATTGGAAACGATTCATTTGTTCCATATTTTTGGTAACATCCCCCATTACGTCTTTAGCATTCAAACCAACGCTTTGGATGTATTCAATAGAGTTTTCCAAGTTTGTTCCAATTTGGGAAACCGAAATACCAACACTATCAAAAGAGTCAACTAAATCCTTTGTACTTCCACCCAATATTGTTGTTGCGGCATATAATTTACTAACTTGGTCTTCAGTTGCAATAACATTTCTTCTAGCACCTTCGGCAATTCCAATCATAGTATTACCAACATCACTAATATCCCCACCCAAACGAATAACACCAGCGGCAGCTTTTGAAACCGCGTCATTCATTTCATCTAATCTGGTTCTACCTTGTAAGAAAGCGTTATTTAATTTATCCGCTTCGCTATACATGTTACCAATAGCATTTAAAATTTGGTCCATAGGTTTACCCAAGTCCTCAAAAGTCTTTTTGAGGTCTTTGATGCTACCTTTGTCGTTTGGATTATCAGTTGCCATAAATTACGTTTACTTTTATATATAAATAGAAGAAGGACTAAAATTTAGTCCTTCTTATTTTCTTCAATCCATTTATCCAACAAATATTTTCTTACAAATATTGGCATTTGATTAAAATCTTGATATGTTATTTTCATTAAATTATTCAGATAGTAAAATTCATCTATCTGGCTTTTCCTATAGTTAGAAGAAAGGGCGAAAAAATTCGACCCCAAACCCAACATTTACTGTTAGCTTTTCTCCAGACGGGGCCATAATTGTTTTATTCATATCTAATCTAGGTTCATTTTCATTCATGAACTTTCTAACAAATTTTGAATCAGCGATTGGCATTGATTCAACAAATTTTGCAATGACGGATTTGTCATTTGAGCCGTCAACCTCAATAATTTCTTTTTGCATTCTCCAAGTAATTTTTGGTACAACTCTACCTTGTGGGTATGAATCCGCTAATTTACCAATCTCCAAAATTTCACCATATGTTAGTGGTTTAAGTTTAATTGTTGATTGTGTTTTTGGTAAATTAATCACAAACGTACCATCATCATTAGGTTGTTGACCATTAATAATTGGTAACTGGTCTAATGTTACATCTGTTTGGAATGTTTTTTTAGTTCCAGGGTCTGTAAGATTTAGAGTAATTGCAGGACCAAATCCTGTGTTTCTTAAAAATATTAGAACCGCTTCAACATCACCTTCAATAAGGTCTTCAACCCTCATATCTGGTTCATATATTTTTGCTCTTAATAAATTAAGTGTTAAATCATTTCCACCTGCCATTATAATATTTTCATCGGCAGCGGTTAAATAACCAACTTTAATTGATTTCTTTTTGTTTTTGTAGAAGATACCTTGAGAAGGTAATGGTACCACATCGTGTGGTAATGTGAAATTTTGTTGACCGTAGTCGATTGTTTGATTGTCCATATAAAAAATTTAACCGTAAAGTTTATTGCTTTACGGTTAAATATAATTAGAATTAAAAATTCGTAAATAGTATTAGTAAACTAACACACATCTATCCATTCTTAATGTTGCTGAAATTGTTGCTAAACCATCAGTGTTATATGCTAACGAATCAAAATTAACATCTGTTAAGAATGTTCCATAAAGAATCCATTTCTCAACAACAACTCCTGTTGGGTCCAACATTTCAAGGTCAATATCTTTTTTATAACCCGCAGCATAACCCATACGACCTGTAACTGATTCAGCGTGTAAACGAACCCACTCCATAAGAGCTTGAGCCGCTGAAGGTCCAATAGGGTCACGGAATTTAACTGGAATTGTTTGCCAGTTGAATCTACCTGCAACATATGTTGAGGTGTTTAAGAATGGTATTTCCGTTGCAACAATTGTGATGTGTGGTCTAGCCGTTGACTCAACAAACCATTCGTTTATACCCAAACTTGATGGAAACCTTAGGATAAAACGATTCTGACGTTTTGGTTCGTAAGGTATCGGCATTTTCATTAATAAATCAGCCATGTTATTTTAATTTTTTTTAAGTTCTTTTTTGTTTATATCTATAAATATAGTCTTGTTAAAAAATTTTTCTCTTTACTTTTAATTTGGTGAGATTATTCTTTATTTATATTCCTTTTTAATGCCTCCAGCAGTAGAATAAGTCTTAACTATATTATCTGGTTTATCTTTAAAATGTTTACTCATTACTTCTACATTTCTTATATCATCGTCTGAAAATCCTATACTAGGTTCCATTGGTATAAAGTTATTTGAAATGTCATTTTTAATAAATGCTCTTTTATTAAGTATTCCAGCCATTCCTTTTATATAGGACACAAATTCGTCCATAGCCCTAACCTTTAATTCTTCAGGGTTGGCGGCACTTCCTTCACCAAAAGTAACTGGATGATATTTGTTGAGTTCTAAATATGATTTAATTAAATCGTCATCACTCATGTCTTCCTCACCGATAAACGTCCTATATTTTTTTAGGTTCTTAATTAGTTGGTCTTTATCAATACCATTATACCCACTAACAATGTAATTGTAAACCGCTTGTTTTAATGTTTGAGGATTATGACCTCTTGCAGTAATAATTGAAAAAATTGACCCATTATTAATTGCTTCTCTAAAGTCACCAAATGCTGGTCCTTCTTTAGCTCTCATCGCATCAATCAAAAAATCTTTATCACCTGCAGTTCTAAAGTTTCTAAAAGGGTCTTCAGCAAAACCAACAATTGTTTCACCTTTATATTTAAAAGGATTTTTACCTAAATCATGTCTGTGTTCTGCAAAATCATCAGTACTCATACCAATTTCTTCACCATCTTCACTCCTTACTACAATTTTTGTTGGCATATGAACAATATTGTCATCCCAATCAAAAGCATAATATTTCATATCTGGAGTTCCTTCTCCTTTAAATCCTTCTTTAATTTGTCTTTTCATACTTTGGCAATTAAAGGGGATACCGAAGTACCCCCGTTAAGTTTATTAGATATTTTCAAACGAAGCTCCTGTTGGAGTAATGAAGAACTCAATGTCAATGAATTCTAATGCCTTCGTTGGTTTTAAGTAGATTTTACCTACAAGTCTGTTAGCATCTAAATCTTCAGGTGTTGAAGATACAGTTACACGGAAATCGTATAAACCTCTATCTCTTCTGATTGAATCCAAGATAGGGTTAACACTATCTAAGAATTGTTGTCTAACGATTTGGTCGTTTTGTTCAAACAATAATCTTACCGCCACCGCTGAAATCAACTTACGAGCTTGAAGTAATAATCTTCTTACATTCAATCTGTTAAGTGCTGTGTCAGCAACTTGTAAAGTTTTGTTACCCCAAATTACAGTTCCAACATCAGAGAAAGTTGCGATAGGGTTGATTCTACCTTGATACAACGTATCTCTATCAGTTTGTGTAAGTTTTTGTCTAGCTTTGATTGAGTTTACAAGACCTCTTGTGTAACCCGCTGATGCGAACCAAGGGAATGAAATGTTGTCAGTCAATGCTAAGTTTCTACAAACCTCACCTGTTGGTGGTAAGTAAATTTGTGTATTGTTTACAGTATCCCTTGTTAAAATCCAAGGATAGTAAGTTGCGGTATAGTTAGAGTCAATTCCTGTACCATCCAAGTTATCAACCGCCTCTTGCGAGTAGATGACATCTTGTGGGTTAGTTGAGTCTGGTGTAAACATTTGATAGTCAGGAGTTGTACAGATATAAACTGAGTCAGCTCTTGAAAATTGTACCATATCTATAGCTTCTTCTACTAAGTTTGAGTTGTTAACATAATCAATACTTGAGGTTGCAAATACGTTAATGTTTGTTGATTCAGGATTTGCAAATGTTAAAATACCAAGTAAGTAAGCGTAGTAGTCGGTATTTGCAAAATCTTGTGTATTATTTTCAATTACGATTCTCTTAAATAAACCATCACCTGTTGCTGTTGGGTATCTTGAAGATGGTGCAGCACCTGCTAAATAACCTGAAGCCCCTAATTGGAATCTATCTTGGTTAGTTCTCCACTCTCTATAGATATCCCAACCGTCAAAGCCACCTGCAAAACATACTGTGTACTTTCTTGAGTAGATAAAGTAGTAAGGATTTTCTTGAGTTGCTGGGTCCTCTCTAAATTCTGCCACGCCACATTCAAACGCTGTTTCTCCACTTGACATTGAAGTTATTCCAATTGTTACAACTGTAGCTCCTGAGTCCATGTGGAAACCTTTACTTATTACGTTCCAACGTTGACCTTCAGCTAATGGATTTGAAACCCAATTTGATGGAGTTTGTTTACCTTTATAAGTTAAGAAAGATTCATCAATACCGAATTGACTTGAAAATCCTAAATAACTTCTTCTGACAATGTCACCTGCAGATTCAATTGTTCCTCCTCCCGCACCAGCACCAAATGGTGGGTTAGCAATAACTTCTCCAGGGAAATAGTATTTTGTTTTAAATTTAGGGTATGGTGAAGGATAAACGTTATAATCTTGATATTCTCTTTGAGTATAACCATAGAAACCACAAGGTAATGCATCAATTGGGTATTCGTCTGCCAATTGAATCATAACGTATTTTGATATTAACGCAAACTCTCCATTAGTAGAACCAATCTTTTTAGCCACAAAATTATTTGATGCTGGGTCCATGTTACAATTTGTAAACTTCTCAATAACAACAGGGTTTGAGTCTGTGTCAAAGAAATTTCTAATTAGTACATCAAAAGACATATTATTATATGATAAGTTAGCAATTGAAACTTTAATTTCAGTGTTTGCTGCGTCACCATCAGAAATTGATACAAATTTAAATAAATTATAAACTTTATTACCTCTTAATTCTGAAACTAAATAAGGTGTTTCAGGTGATTGATATCTTTCTACATTATAAGCAATTGATGAGGTATTTTCACTTCTAGCGTCAGGTAATGCAATTAATAAAGGATTTATTCCACGAATATAACCTTGATTATACGCATAATTTAAAGACGCTTGATAAGCTTCCTCAACATAAATTGGAACCTCAAATCTTGATTTACCAAAATTATCAACACCTAAAACTTTAGTGATATATTTTGCATCAGATGCTAATAAAGATGATTCTAATTCAAACGCAGTTCCCTCTTTAGTTAAACCTGATAAAGCAAATTGTGCATATGGTGATTTAGTAACTCCTGAATATTGTCCAGTTGTTATCATTTTTAAATTATTTGGAACCCAAGTATTATTATTATCATAATCAATACCAACTTGATAAACAGGTCCGTGATTAATACTTGAACTACTGTTCTCATATTGAGTAATACCTCTTGAACGAATCGTAGCGATTACCATGTTATTAAATTCAGAATATGCAGTTCCTGTAAAAGTATATGAATAACCTGTAATGGTACCTGTAAATGAACCTGAACCACCAGACACTAAATTAGAGACAGCATAATAGAATGAATAACCTGTATAATTGTTTGTTGTTGAATCATAATCTTCAAATTCAAAATTAGCATAATACCAACTATCGTTTGAACCTGAACTTAAATCGTTTTGAGTAAAATTGTTTATACAATCGTATGGGTTTCTAATAGTACTATAATCTCCAGTTACATTAAAATAATCTGATTCAGGAATTGCGCCATATACTACTGCGGTTGTTGCAGATGTTGCTGGTGAGTCCATAATAGAATCCAAATAAGTATTAAAGTCATCTTGTAATGTTGACGTTGAGCCATCTTGTAATCTATATTGTACATTTAAATCTATACTTACCTCTACAGGTAAAGACCCAGATACAAATGTAATTGTATTACCTGTTGAACTACCTGTAAATCCCGCAGAAAATGCAACGCCAACCGATGGGTCACCAATAGTTGTTGGGTCTACATTGGCGGTAACGTTAATAGTCCAAGAAGGACCTGCGTCATAACCTGATAAACCTAAAACTCTGGTTACAAACAATTGGTTAGATTGTTGTAAATATGATTTAGCAATGTAAGCCGCTTCATATTTTGGTATTTGAGTATTGTAAAACTTAACGGGTTCTGTTCCCCCGAAATAAGCTTGAAACTCATCATAATTTGTTATGAATACTGGTTCGAATGCTGGACCTTTTATTGTTTCTCCAACAAGACCTAAAGTCGTTACTCCCACACTTTGGGCTACGAATGATAAGTCGGTTTCAGATGTGTATACGCCTGGTGATACGAATACTTTTTGATTTGCTTGTGCTGTTGCCATTATTAAATTATTCTGTTACAGATTTATTTTATTGATAAATATTCAATATTATGTGAAAAAACTTTACTTTTGAGTAAGTATTTATAAACGGTAGGAATTAATTCTGCCTTTTTTCACACCATGAAAACAAAGAAAGAAATCAAGAACATAAAAATATCCCCTGAATCACACGATATCCTAAAAAAGTACTGTGATAAACGTGGAATAAAGATTTATAAGTTTTTAGAAAATTTAATTATTGAAAAGTGTAAAGAAAAAAAAGATATATACGGAGAAGATTAAACTAACTTATTATTGAAAGTTATTTTTGATTCTTGAGTATTATCATTTTTTGTAACTTCAATCCTTAAAATATCATTTGTTGTAATTTGAATTAATGAAACATCGCTACCATAATAATCATCATTAATGTAAACATCATAGGTATCAATATTATCGGTACCAACCAAAGACATGTTTGCTGTAAAATCAATCATATCAACTAAAGTGGTGTTACCCGAAACAAAAAGAAAATCAGAAGGAAACTCATCAGGATTTTTTGGAAATTTGTTGGCTCTTTGTTTTCTTGTTGTAGTATCTAATTCAATTAATTGTGTTATTCTTTGAATTGCTGGTTTAACTTCAAACTCATCTTCATCTATCAGATAACCCAACATTGTAAAATCATAAGTTTGAACGTAATATTTTCTTGCCTCCATGGTCATTTGAGATTCGTCTGAAACGTTATCTAAAATAATTGGAACATATTGACCCTTAATAAAGGTATATGCTTGTCTTGATGAGAATGTTTGCATAACAACTTTATTAAGTTGATTAAGTTCTCTCATTCTATTACAAATAATTTTAACACTATATTTGATATCAACAGGGACAGGTTGTGGGATTGTATAAATGTCCATACCTTGTTCATTACCATTCCAAGTTGGTACAGACGCATAATAAAATTGTTTTCTATTTGGAATTGTATATTGAAGTGATGGGTTTGTACCATACTTAACTTCTGGAGCTCTAACAACTGTAATAAATGGTGGTGAAGGATTATAATCTAAATCAACAAACTGCCACGTTTCTAAATACTGTGACCAGTTTTGTGTTGTAATAATAATATCCAACATTGGTACTATTTTACCTGCAGTAACAACCTCTAATTCAGTCTTAACAAAATCCAACATACCCCTATCCAAATCGGCATGTAACACTGACTTAGGCAAATAAGTCCCATCTTCTTTAATATATTCTAAAAGTTGTTCTCTTCTTTCAGATAAAACTTTTTTTGGTACTAAAGGTAAAGTTGGTTTAACTATGTTTTTAGGTAATGGCATTATTTTATTTTACAACAAATAGTTTATCTTTTGAGTTTATCATGTCAACTTCTTGTGCGCGATAAACAGGTTCTTCCGTATTTTTAAATACAAACGTGTCGTGTTTGTATGGGTTATAAGTTACAACTTTATCTGAAGAAGGTGATGGTATATTTTCACAAGGGTATTCACAATAATCTAATAACCTCCCAATAACAAAAGCATGAACGTTTTTTGATTTTTCCGAACGAACCCTTTCTTTACCACCTTTTCTAACTCTAAATTCAACATCACCCAATTTAACATAATCAGCATGCATAATCACTTTACTATCGTATGTTACCGAAAAAGTATGTTTGTGTAAATTATAATACACCATAACTTTTTTACCAATAAATAAAGAATCAAATTGTGATTCGGTAATTACAACTTTCATTAAATTCCTTTAAATTCGTTTTCACTAACATATGTTGCAACAACCGTTCTATAGAATGGTTTGTACCCCGCATATGTATGTTTATTGTCAGACCTTACGTATCCGTCATCACTAACCGTATAATATCTAACTCGGTCTTCTGTCTCATAATAACCAAGATAGTCACCCATGAATATCTCAACACCCAAATCATCAAGTTGTTTTTGATAAAGTGAAAATTTCATGTTACCAGGCTCTTGTTGTTCAACTCTAGAATTACCCAATAATTTATTGGTTGGTGCCATAACTTGAACAAGACCTTTTAATTCAACAGGGGCTAAGAATTGTACCCCATCTTCTAAAACTTCACCATATACACTATCGGTTTTTGTCTTATATCGGTCAATGCGATATAAAACAACGGTGAAATTCATATCACCTTCTAACCACTCTTGACCCATACTAGTGTCCAAGGCGTAATCTTCTCCGCCAAAGAACTTACCTAATCTTGTAATTGGAACTAATTTCTGCATATATTGATAAATACTCAAACTTCAACTATATTTAAGACAAACTTTTATATTGATGATTCCACCAAAAAAAATTTATATATCTAATAGTAACATACATGGGTTAGGTGTGTTCGCATTGGAAAAAATATATGAAGGTGAAATTATTGAAATTTGTCCTGTTATTGATATGGGATTAAATAAAGAACCAAGTCATATTCTAATTGATTATAGATTTAACTGGCCTCAAGGACTCTCTGAATGGGAAAAACAAGTAGTGCCAGCAGGGTATGGTATGTTATATAATCACAGTAATAATCCAAATGTTCTTTGGAGGTCTGATGTGGTAAATAATACTTTTGAATTTTACGCAATAAAAGAAATAAACCCTAACGAAGAAATTTTAACATACTATGGTAGTGTTGAATATTGGAGTGACGGTAGGAGTAATGCAAATTTTAACTAAATGAATGAAGTTAGTTTAGAGTCAAGAGCAATTGGAATTCTTGAAACTTATGATGGGGGTAATAACTATCTTTTAGAATTAAAACGTAAATCACAGATTAACAAAAAATTCTACCCGACAAGAAGTCAATCGGAATACGTTATATCATTTCACGACAAGCAACCAAAAGTTGCTAAGAAGTGGGTGATTCTTGATGCTTATTTTGCTCAGAAATTGGCGGACGACAAACTATACACAGAAATCCCACAAAAAGTTTGGGTTGAGAAGTTATTGGCGGATAAAGAAAAGGCGTATCACATTTGGGGTAAAGTTTTTGATGGTGAAGAACTTCATGATTTTTGGTTACCAAAAGCGGCAATTATAAAAGACAACTCTGTTAAAGATGTTGTAATTGATTATTCAAAATACTCTCATCGTCCACCACTTGAACATCAAAAAGAAGCAATCCAAAAATTAGTTGAAAATAAAAAGTTTATCTTGGCAGATGATATGGGTCTTGGTAAAACAACTTCAACGATTATCGCAGCATTAGAGGCAGGTTCCAAAAAGGCTTTGATTATTTGTCCTGCCACTTTAAAAATTAACTGGAAACGTGAAATTGAAAACTATTCAGATAAAACAGTATTCATTGCCGAAAGTAAAAACTTTAGTACTGAAGCAGATTTTGTTATCATAAACTACGATATTATTAAAAATTTCCATGACACTAAGAAGAAAGATGAGTCGCAAATTCTTGCTTCCAATTTTGATTTGGTCATTGTTGATGAAGCACACTATATTAAGAACGCTACAGCACAAAGAACAAAATTAATCAACGACATTGTTAAAAAAACTGACAGACTTTGGTTATTGACGGGAACCCCAATGACATCACGACCAATAGACTATTTCAATTTATTAAGTTTAATTGATTCTCCTGTGGCAAAGAATTGGATGGCATATGCAATCAGATATTGTCAAGGTTATCAATTTAATGTTGGTGGAAGAAAAGTTTGGAATGTAACGGGAGCATCAAACTTGGAAGAGTTAAGAGACCGAACATTAGGATTAACTTTAAGAAGATTAAAAGAGAATGTTCTTGACCTACCTGACAAAATTATTACACCTGTTTACTTAAGATTGAAATCAAAACAATACGAAGAAGTAATGGGAGAATACTACGATTGGTATGATAAGAATCCTGAAGAATCAAAATCATTAACGGTTCAATTCTCAAAACTAACAAAGGTTAGACAAATTATTGCTGACGAAAAAATTGCTCAAACAATTGAACTTGCAGAAAACATTTTAGAACAAGATAAAAAAGTTATTATATTCTGTAACTTTACCGATTCATTAAATAAAATTACCGAACATTTTGGAAAAGCGGCGGTTAAACTTGATGGTTCAATGTCAAAACCTGAACGTCAACATTCGGTTGACCAATTCCAAGACAACCCAAAAGTTAAAGTTTTTGTGGGTAATATTAAAGCGGCAGGTGTTGGTATTACATTAACCTCAGCTGAAGCGGTTATTATGAATGACCTATCGTTTTTACCTTCAGACCACGCCCAATCAGAAGACCGAGCTTATCGTTACGGTCAAAAAAATAATGTTTTGGTTTACTACCCAATCTTTGAAAATACAATAGAAGGAATCATCTACGATATCCTAAACAACAAAAAGCAAGTCATCGCAACAGTAATGGGTGACAACCAACATCCCGCCGACGCGGCAGAAGAAATTCTACAAAGAATTAATAATCTGCGAAATTAGGCAAGTACGGATTATTTATATACAATGGATAATCCAATTTTATGAAAAAAACACAAGAGAAAATCCAACAACTAGAAACACAAATACTTGAAAACCACGTTAATCAAGAAAAGAAGTTGTTGATTACAGAAATGAAAAAAATAGGAATAGAAAAATTACCTTACTCCTATACAGCCCTCAAACAGTTTATTGACCCAGAGACAATGAACTTTCATTATAATAAACATTATAAAGGGTACGTGGATAAACTAAACGACGCATTGTCTAAAAAGAAATACGGAGATTTAGATTTAGAAAAAATTATCAAGACCATAAGTCGTTTTGATAAGACAATAAGAAACAACGCAGGTGGGGCATTTAACCACGCATTGTTTTGGAACATGTTAACTCCCGACCCAAAAAAATTAGATGGTGAACTTTATAAGAAGATAACCAAACAGTGGGGTACATTCACCAACTTTAAAAAAGAATTTGAAAAACAAGCCAAAGACCGTTTTGGTTCAGGTTGGGTGTGGTTAATTCTGACATCAAATAATACATTAAAAATTATGTCAACTCCAAACCAAGATAATCCATTAATGAATGTGATTGAAGGTGGGGGATTTCCTTTATTAGGTTTGGACTTATGGGAACACGCCTACTATTTGAAATACAGAAACAAAAGAGATGAATACATAGCAAACTTTTGGAAAGTAGTTAATTGGGACTTTGTTACCAAGATGTATGAAATGAGAGTTGAAACCAAATTAACTGAATCAACAAAAATGAAACAAGTTTTGAGTGAAGGTAAATCTGAAATGTGTTCTCAATCTGAAAATGAATTTTATAGAATGTTATTCAACGTAAATTCAGATGTTAAATGGACTTACATGAATGGTATTAACAAAATCATGAAAGATGTTTTTCCTGAAAACTATATTGTAAAACCTGAAAATGACCAACTACCTGGTGTTTATGACCTTGAAGGACTTGGTAGGTCTGTTATAAATAAGTTAAATACAAACTATACATCGTTTTGTATTTTATTAAAAGATTTAAATCAAGTTATTTCAAAAATGCCAGGTAAACAACCAATTAGTTTTATGGATAAAAAACCTGCAGAACAAAAGAAAGAAGTTGAAAGATTTATCAAAGCAATTGACCATTTTAAATATAGAATTTTTGATAAGGATAGTTCAACTCTTCACAACTTGTTAAGAACTTTAACCGAAAAAGATAAAGCTGGGTCAAAAAGAGAAGAAATTACTGGAGCAATTCTTAAAAGATTTTTTGGTAAAGATGTTAAGATTGAAGTGATTGGTGAATTAGGAAACAAAAGAGACGCAATTCAAGGTGTTGATTTGGAGATTACAAAAGACGGTGAAGTTTTAACAGGTCAAATTAAACCATTTAGAAATATGATTATTGGTGAAAACGGAATTACTTTAGAGGGTACCGCAAGTGTTAAGATTTATAACACAGACCTAATGATTTTTCAAAAAGGTAAGAATGTTTTAATATTTAATAAGAAACCTAAAATTGTTAGAGGTAATTTTGTGTTTCCAGTGGATTCGCTAATGTACAACATACAATAATAAACTAATTGATATTTATTAGATATGGCAGTTATTCCAGAACCAGAAAGGTCAAAAATTTATACAAGAGTTAAACACTTATTGGGGGCACCAATTAGAAGTGTTGAAATTGAAGATGAAATGATGGATTCTTTAATGGAACTTTCTATCCAAGATTATGAACAATATATTTTAAATTGGTTGATTGATAGTCAATGGGTTAACTTGGTTAATTTGAACATGACAGAAAAATCTGTTTCAAGAGCATTGATTACAAGAACAATGGATTTTGAACAACAATTTTCATATTCATATTCAAAAATTGTAGGACTTCAAGCTGAGGGTCCTTGGGTGTTAAAGAAAGATTATATTATTCTTGAAGAGAACAAACAAAACTACGAAATACCTGCAGGTCGTGAGATTAATGAAGTATTATGGTTTAGTAACCAACCTATCACCGCATTTGGTATGGGGGGTATTGGTGGATTTGGTGGTGTTGGACTTGGGGCTAACGAAGCTGGATTTGCCCAAATGGGATATCAAGGTTCTTATTTTATGATGTCAGGATTTGACTATCTAATAAGAATGCAAGAAGCAAATATTTTAAACAGAATCCTTGGTGGTTCGTTAACTTATAGAATTACTGCATTACCTGATGGTAAAAAAGATTTACAATTGTACAACGCGCCTGGTAATAGTTTTAATTGGGGTAACTATAGTCAATACGTTGGTAAAGCTGTTTGGTATTGGTATTATGATGTAACACCTGATAGTAGAGCTGACTGTTTAAAAAATAATCCTGATGTAATTAAATCACCAAATGATGTTCCATTAGAGGAACTTACTTGGTCTGACTTAAACGTACCCGCACAACAATGGGTTAGAAGATGGTTTACCGCTTACGTTAAAGAAACATTAGGTAGGGTTAGAGGAAAATATAGTGGAAACTTAAAAGTTCCCGATTCAGAATTAACCATGGACTATACAAGTTTGTTAACCGAGGGTAAAGATGAAAAAACAAAATTAATAGAAGAACTTACAGGTGCTGAAGGTTGGTTAACAAGACTAAGACCTGAGAAAGTTATGGAACGAGAAGCCTTAATTGCCGAGAACTTAAATAAACAAATGAAGTTCCGAGCAATGCCTCGTCAAATATATGTAATTTAATATTATGGCAATTATAAGAACAATCCCATCTACAAGATTAATCAACGGGGAAATATTA